TTTTTTGAGGGTTTTTATTACCCCCATCACCTAATTTTAACCCTTTAGGATTTATGTTTTTGTTTACTGGTTGTTTACGACTATCACTATAACTTTTCCAATCCATAAATGGACTTGTCATCCCAACTCCAGCAGTTCCATACATATTTCCTTGCTCAATTATTATTTTATTAACAATTTTTTCTAAATCGGACTCCGTTAATTTAATTATTTTTTTCATATTACCCCTTATTCATAGTTTTGTATAATTCAGCATTTTCCTTTTGTAGATATTCAACTTTGACCGCAAGTGCCGCAACTTGTTCTGTTAATTTTAATATTGTTGACCTCATTTCATCTTTTTCTTTAGATGAATTTTCCAATAAAATTTCTAATTTAGAAATTCTATCTTTACAATCGTGACGAATAAATTCTTCATCTCTTTCTTTTCTCATGGACCTTTTTTCGTAAAATCTCCACGCACTTGCCGAACCTAAAACACCAACCACTGTTATTAAGACTGTCCAAATTGATTCTTGTTGCATAATAATCTTTAAGTGATAAATATAACTTTATTTATAAAAATTTGTCGTTTGGTCGGAAGGGCAATAATTATTATTCTTATAGAATAATAATATAATATTAAAAAAAGAGTAAAAGTAAAAAAACTAGTAATACTAGTTCTAGGAATTTACACAAAATCCACACAACACTCAAAACCCAATAAGCTTTCCAATAGATTAGAAACTTTGTACGATGGATGGTCTGAAACGAAGTGATAATAATTAGGGTTATTTTCTGAATTCCGTTTGTCTTTGAGGTTTAAAAAAATGGAGTGAGAATCAGGAACCCATTCTTTTGTCCCTTCGTCATATTTTTGCGTAGGAAGTATCTGAATACTCACAATAGATATTTCCCCTCCGAAGGAGGTGTCCAACGAAGACTCAACAAGTCGTTTTATTCTGGCAATTTTGTCCATGTCATATCTGAATTAAAGACTACCGAGTATAAGTGTTTTTTATTCCATTCCGTGGGTCCAATGATAGACAATGTCTTACCACCATTAAAATCCTCGTATAAGTGATATACTTCCCCAATTTTTGGTTCAAATTTGTAGTTTGACTCGTAGACCTGTTGATTTATCATCATGGAATTTTGAAGGGTTTCTACCTCTTTAACGAGCTCATCGTATCTTTTCTTCATTACTCGGTCCACTTTGTTTAGACCGTGATTTTTAAAGGCCGTTAAATCTTGTGGTTCAATCTTTGGGGCGCCAACATGTGCAGGATATTCCATCTTCATTGGTTGAAGATTAACCTTGTCTATATGTGATTGAGTTGACATAAATAAAAAAGTCCCAATGTGGGACTTTAAGTATAGTGAATCAATTTTAAAAATTCAAATTATTGACCTTTAATCATTCCGAGAGAATGTTTTAAAAATTCTTTTGCTCTTGGAGCAACATGTTGCATACCATAAACTTTTTCTATATCTTTAACCAATTCTTCTCCGTGTTCGTTTTCTTTATACAACTCAATGATTTTATCCATTGCAGTTCCACATTCTTTTTTAGTTTCATCAAAATAATGATATGGTTTGTGATTTTTCAACATGTTCATAAGACCATAAGCCAAATGTTCACCACCATCAGAAATTTTTGGATGTAGTCTTGATGTTTTTAAAAGTTCAAGTCTGTCAACTAACCCGTTAACACCATTTTTTCTCAATTGAACTCCATCAATGTAATCTTCAGTTTCATCATCTCCCATGATTTCTTCTAAAGACCTAACATTTCCACCATGACAAAACTTTTTGTCATCTTTTTGTTCAGATTGCTCAATTAAATACATTTTTTGTATTTGTTGCTTATCTGATTCTGTTATTTCAAATCTTTTTCCCATGTTAATAAATATAGTGAAGTTTTAATTTGTCTTTATTATAAAATATCATGTAAAAACGATATTTTTTCTGATTCTGATAAATTTTCAGTTGTAAATGAAAATGGATTATAAGGTACCAAGTTAAAAACAGATTTAAAATAGAAATAAATCAATTTAGCACCTTGAAAGTTATACATATTATCAAACCTTATGGGTTTATTTGTTCTATATACATTATTTTCAAGAATTTCACTTATTTTGGAGGAATCCCAATTTGGGTCTGACTGAATAAAGTCCAATTTTTCTAAATCTTCCAACAAAGTCTCCATTTTTATTAAAAAATCGGGTTTTTTTCCATTAAAAGTCCATTTTGAGAAAAAATTGTAGTTTATGTCCTTAGCAGAGTAGTTATCATCAAGAGTAACAATTGTTTTTTCACCTTTAAATGCATGCAACAACCAATTATTAAAACTATTTCTAATTTCATTGTGAGAATTTTTTTCAACCACAATTTCTGAATACCTTGTTAATAGAAAAATTGAAAACACTCGGTCATATGGGTTTCTTACACTACCAATCAATTTATAATCAGTATATTTTTCAGGTATCTCATTCAAATGACTAGTATATCTTGTTTCTATTGAAACCTCATCTCCGATTTTTGGGTCAAACACCAAAAAATCATAATTTGAGAAGATTTTACGTGTAATTTTTGTTCCAGCCCTTTCGGGTGCCCACCAAATAGTTTTATGCTTATGAGATATGTTCATACTTTACAAGTATAATCTATTTATTTAAAAAAATATATGAAAAAAATTACCAAGAACCTTTTTATACTTTTTAGTATTATACTAATAGGCATAAGCTCTCAAGCACAAGACGTTGTCGTATTAAAACACACAAATTATACATCACACTTTTCAAAATCCAAATATTACCCTGTTATGGTTGAGTGGTGGATTACAAAAGCAAAGGTAAATTGCGAAAAACCATTGCCCAGAAAAGATAATTTCAAACCAGACCCATTATTACCATTAGAAACTGATTTAGCAAAAGATTACGTTGGTAGTGGTACCGATAGGGGTCATATGATGCCAGCAGCTCAAAATTTATGTCAAACTTCTGCAATCCAAGATGAATGTTTTTATTTTTCTAACATGTCACCACAATATCATAGTTTAAATGCTGGTGATTGGAAATCTGTTGAGACGATGGAAAGGGAGTGGGCTAAGAAAGATGATTCAGTTCACGTATGGTGTGGAAATATAGGAGTTACAAAAAAAATTGGAAAAGTATCCGTTCCGACACAATGTTGGAAGGTAATATATTTTGTAAAAACAAAAGAATGGATGTCATTTTTGTTTAACAACGACACCTCCAAACCAGATGGTATTCATAACAATCTAGTTGATAAAAAAGATATTGAAAAACTTACAGGATTTAAATTTCGTTAAATAAAAACTTATTTAAATTATCAATCGTGTAAGTGGACTCCTGTTTGTCATAACATAAATCCCAAAGAGTTTTGTTTTTTATAAATGGATGAGGTTGACTCTTCGCCCAATTTTTTCCTAAGACGTAGTCCTCACGAGTCCAAGTTAATTTTCTTGAGGGTCTTTTAACAAATAAACCTCTTACTTTCATTAGAATTTTACACCAAATAGTAGACATATTAATGTAATTGTACTTATCAATAAGACTATATCAAGCTTACTGATTTTATGTTTTGTTAGAAACTTTTCTATAATTTTCTTCACATTCATATCAAAAAAAACCCCTATTAGAAGGGGTTAAATAATTTAGAGATATAATTTTTTGGTTTCCATTTCCAATCTTTTCATTTCCATTCTTAGTTGGTCAATCTTTTTTTGGTCTTGAGCTGAAACCTCAATATTTTCTGCCTGAATCAATCTGACTTGTTCTTGAAGTCTTTGAAATTGACTTAATAGTCTATTATAGGCTTGTGCTTTTTGTTCTGTTGTTAATCTTTGCATGATTTTTTCTTTTAATTTAGGTAATAATTTTTAATTGTAAATTAGTCTTCGTATTTAATATTTTCAAAATTTGAATTAATACTATCTAAAATACCAAAAAATCTATTTTTTAATTCAGGGTGTACTTTTTTCCCTGTTTTAAACATAGATAAAACTTCTTCTAATTTTGTAATTATATTTTCAATTGTCTCTTCCACATCCAAATTTCCATTATTTGTATCTATTTGAGTTGGTTGTGTGTAGATATCTAAGTCCATTGCAACAGAATTTAAGCCTTGTTCTGTTAATTTTTTAATCTGAGATTCTGTTAATATTATCTTACGCATTATTTTTACTATATTTATAAATAGTTAAATAAACACTTATGAAAAAAATAATATTAATTCTTCTTTTATTACCAATGGTAATATTAGGACAAACTGAAAGACAACAAAAAGAAGTCATCAGAAGTGGGGGTACTCAACCACAATCCCAACCACAATCCCAGCCTCAAACTTCATCACCAATTTCTCGTCCAAATGAGTATCAACAAAAAACTCAAATTAGAACTGAAAATAATACACGAAATTATAATTTAGGTACAACACCAAATTATAATATTGGTCCAAGAAATCCTTATAATTATAACACACCTTATTATAATAGATGGAATAGATGGGGAGCGCCTTTTCAATACAGAAGTTATTATGACTTCTATTATTTTGACAGATTTGGTTATAGAGCACCTGCAAGAGTTTATTATAAACTTGACAACACTCAAGACACTATATACAGTAAACAAAATAAAATTAGAGTTGGTTTAAACCTTTCAAACAAAAATAAAATTGGTGGATGGTTTACCGTGGGTCGAGATGTTTATTTTAAAGCATCTTTCAACAAAACAGTATATGCCGACCAATCAACTTTCTATACAAACATAACCATGGATGTTGTTAGACCTTGGTTATTAAATAACCCTTCTCAAAATTACAAATTAAATGACATCAGAGACGAGTGGTCTATGTATTTAGGTCTTGGTAAAGAATTTAAAAACTTTGGAGCTAACATTTCATTTGGTTTTGGATACGAAAACGAAAAATACCAATATTTTGATGGTACCTACATTTTATCAAACAATGGAAGATATTCTTTCAAGAACTTTGCTGATGATTTTGCTACAATGAGTGTTGGTTTAACTCATGATTATAAATCATGGTCATTATCCGCAGATTATGACCCCTTTAGAAAGGATTTATATTTAGGATTAGGATTTAATTTTTAAAATATGGCATATTCAGATAAGGTCATTGACCATTACTCAAACCCAAAAAATGTTGGGACATTAGATAAATCAAAATCAAACGTTGGCACAGGATTAGTTGGAGCACCAGAATGTGGCGATGTGATGAGACTTCAAATTGAAGTAAACGACAATATTATAACCGACGCAAAATTCAAAACATTTGGTTGTGGAAGCGCGATTGCCGCATCTTCGTTAGCAACGGAGTGGTTGAAAGGTATGACGTTAGACGAAGCAATTAAAATGGACAATATGGAATTGGTAGAAGAATTAAACCTACCACCCGTTAAAATCCATTGTAGTGTTTTAGCGGAGGATGCCATTAAATCCGCAATAAATGATTATAGAAAGAAACAAGGATTAGAAGAATTAATCTTTGATGCTTCACACGTATAAAAACAAAAAAATAAAGTATGAGTTATATTATTGGAAAGAGTTGTGTTGATTGTATGGACACCGCTTGTGCAAGTGTATGTCCTGTAGATTGTATTCACGGACCTATTGATATTGAAGGTTCTGGTGGCGAAATTGAAAGAGATGGTAGAGCATCGTTCCCAGGTGGTCAAATGTATATCAATCCTGATGTTTGTATCAATTGTGGTGCGTGTGAACCTGAATGTCCCGTTAACGCAATTTACGAAGATGAGGATTTAGCAATAAAAGCAGGTGATGAAATCTCAGTTCATAAAAATTATAAATTTTTTGGTTTAACATATAACTAATGATTACGGTTTCAGAAAAGGCATTACAACACGTTATAAGTTTAATGATGGAGTCTAACATAACACCAGACTCTCACCACTTACGCGTTGGCGTAAAAGGAGGAGGATGTAGTGGATTATCCTATGTTATGGACTTTGACAATACAATTGAATCTACAGATGAAACCGTTGAAATTGATGGCGGACTTAAAGTTGTCATTGATAGAAAATCTGTATTATATCTTTACGGTACTGAGTTAGATTACTCAGATGGATTAAATGGAAAAGGATTTCAGTGGGGAAATCCTAATGCGAGTCGCGAATGTGGCTGCGGTTCTTCCTTTGCAGTTTAACATTATGGTTTTATTTTTTTTACATTAGGGTTTTACTATTTTGTAAGATATTTATAATAAACATCTTATATGTGGTTAAATAAAATTAAATTAATTGAGGGTACTTTTTTAAAAAAAAGTTCAATCGGTAAGTCATTTGAGTATAAAAGAAAAAGGCAGGTAGCTGAATTAAAATGCGATAATTGTAATAATATCTTTAACAGAAATATACACGAAATTGCAACAAATAGAAGAAATAATAATTTTAAACATTTTTGTAACGAATGTGATTCAAAAAGTTTAGGTGGTAAAATAGCAGGAAAAATAAGGAATAAAAAGTATGAAGGTGAGATTGGAAAAATAATAAAACCAAAAGGTGGATATTATGAAGTTTATGTTAGAAAAACTCATCCATACAGGCCTGAACAAGATTGGGTTAGACAACACATTATCGTTATTGAAAATAATATAGGCAGAAAATTATTGGAAAATGAGGTTGTTCATCATATTGACGGAGATAAACTAAATAATAATATTAATAATTTAGATATATGTACAATTTTGGAACACAACAATTGTCATGCAAAGGCCGAGCAAATTGTATTTGAACTTTATAAAAATGGAACCGTTGGGTACGATAAAAAAACAAAACGTTACTTTTTAAAATAACTTAAATCCACCAAGAAAAAAAAACCACGTATATCCTATAAATAACATAGAGTAGGAACACTGTAAACCCTAACATAGTCCCGAAGATTATGTAACCACGTATCTTAGAATGTTTTTTCAATAATTTTTAAAGCTATAGATAATATTACCATCCAAATCCCAAACAATAAAACTTGAAATTGATTTATCAATGTTGAAATACGGTAGATATTGTTTTATATGATAGTCCACTAAATAATGAGGGTCCAATTCTTTGTCATACATGTTTTCTTTTGTGATAGTTGGGTCATTCAAAAATATGTCAAACTCCATCCCTCCCCACCCTCTCGGTGCATATAAATCTCCATTATAACGAACATCAATATGGTCAACCATAGGATAAATTTCCTTGATTGCACTTGAGTTAATTAACTTTTCCAATCCTTTTACTTGAAATTCTTTAACCATTACTCTATAGTTTTGACAGGTAAATTAAAGTTTTTAGTGAACCACTTTTTGAATGGTTCGTGCCACTTATCGTCAAAATATCCATTAAGTTGAATATCATATGGATGCTCAAGTTGTACTATTGGACAAAGTTCTCTTGCTTTACTTCCTTTATCAAAATATTCGCAACCATACCACATAAAACATCTATCATCACCTCCGTTGTAGTCACCAATATAAAATAAAATTCTACTTTCATCATCGCCTTCTTCACCTGTTTCATCATCTATTATGTCGTAAGGATTTGTCCAATTTATATCAGTAACGTCAAACATTTTATCAAGATACTCAATAACTAAATTCTCAAATTTTGACTCTGTGATTATATATTTCATTACTTATTGTCGGTTTTTAATTTGGCAACCGCTTTAGATATATCCGATAATTGTTTTTCTTTTTCTTTTTTCTCTCTTTCATTATGTTTGTCCGTATCTCTTTTCCACCAATTCTGAAAACTATCAGGATTCATTTTTGCTGTTGCTGCACGAATTAAATCTTCTTTATTTTTAAGTTTTGTTTCAATGTTACCTGTTCTTTCTTTAAACGCATTAAGATTAAATCCTGGTTCTAATTTATCTTGACGTGTGGCGTGATGAGGTTTTTTTGGTTTTTTTGGTAAATCTCTTTCTTGCCCATGTAATTTTTTAAATGAAATTCCATATTTTCCAATATTATTTTTGGACTTAAATTTATTCCTGACCCAATCAGCAACATCATCTCTTAAATCTTTATCAGAGTTAAAAAATAAATTGTCTTTTAATTCATTAAACGCATCTAAAGAAACAATACCACTTGATGGACCCAATTGAGCCATAAGTTTACCATTAACATAAATGTTTCTTAAGTCTCCTTCAAATTTAGTTTCATAACCATTAAACATGTCTTCAAGCCTTGACGTTAATAATTCGTTGGCCTGTTGTTCTGTTATTATAATTTTCATATTAAAATCCTAATTGTTCTTTACGTTTAACTGTATCAACAATGTCCAAGTAAAAGTCATCAAGGTCTCTTTCTCCTGATTCTATTTTACCGATAACATCATCTTTATAATATAGAGTATTATTGACTATGTAGTCTATCATCTCTTCGTCTGTAATTCCCTTTGGCTTGACAGGTTCTTGTCTACAAGGATGTTCTTTATCCAATACATCTACATCATTAATTGATAATCCTGACTCACCAACAATTTCTTCAAATTTTGGAACCACAGTATTATCATACCATTCTTCAATTACATGAATAACATAGGAACGTCTTATACTCAATAAATTAGAAAGGCTTTCTATTATTTTTTTTGAGATTAACAAACTCCCTTTTTGGAATTCACCTTTTTCAAAATAATAAAAGGCTGAAATAGTTTCTTTTCCATTAATACACCAATCCTCACGAAAATTTCCATAATTACGAGATTGCTTAGTAATCTTTCTTTCGCCCTTACCAATATATTCGTTCATATATTTGATAATAGCATTTGTAATACTTTGACTACTTTTATTAAGTCTATTGTACTGACCTTCTGTTATTATGATTTTCATTAATAATAAATACCTATTCTTCCCAACTTATACCAATCCAATAATCTTTGTTGTATTTTAGGGTTGTATATTTTTCTATTTGTTTTGTAAGCTCCAACCTTGACATAGCGTATTTAGGTTGTTTTCCTTCGTAGATAACTTCAAATGAAGGGTATTGACCATCGTAAGTAGAAACGGTTTCATTTTTGATTTCTTTTACTTTGAAATCTGTATGTACATGACTATGACTGAGATACTCTAAGATAATTCTTTCAGTAAACGAAATATCCATAATTATGCAATATCGGAACCTTTTTTAGTTAGTGAAGCAAATATCGGTTCTGACATATTTTTAGCTTGACCAACAATTTTTCTAACTAAATCTTCGTAACCACTTCCCGCATATCTTTGATTATCAGCATTTACGAAATTTTTAACTAAATCTGATGCTGTTTTGTTGCCCGCAAGATATCTTCTTGCAATTAAATCATAATACGTTTGAATACCGTCTTGAACTGATGGGTGGGTTATGTTTTTTCCATTATCTGTGTTTCCAACATTATATGGATTCTTTGTTTTGATTGGTCTTGCATTTGGATTACTTGAAAATCCTCCTTCAGCTGCTAATTGGGCAAGAGATAATTCAACGGGAACATATTTTTTATACTTATTAAAAGTATTTTTGGCGGCAGTTGCTAACATATCACCAGTAATACCTAAAAGATTAGATGACCTATTTTGAATAAATTTATCAGCAATTTGTTTATATGCGTTGTATCCTTCAGAACTATTTAAATCTACTTCTTTGAATTCGCCAGCACCTGTGCCTCCAGTTGTATTACTTTTGCTTGGTACTTCACTTGAAAGCATTTTCTTTATCTCATCTTTATTAAGTCCTCCGCCTAAAATTTTATCTATTAAAGATTTGGCTAATAATTCACCAAATTCTTGCTCAGTAAGTCTAACTTTAAATTTTTTACCCATAATAATAAATATACAAAACCCCTCATTTAGTGAGGGGTCTTAATTTTAATCAGGCAAAACTTCAACAGAAGTCATTCTATCTCCTTGTATAATTTTATCAATTACATCAAGACCTTCAACAACTCTACCAAAACATGTGTGTTTACCGTCTAAGTGTTGTGTGTTTTGTCTACCATGACAGATAAAGAATTGAGAACCTCCTGTATTTGGTCCTGCGTGTGCCATTGACAATACTCCTTTATCGTGGAATTGGTTTGGTGCAGATGTTTCACATTCAATTGTATAACCTGGTCCACCGTTACCAAGACCATTTGGACAACCTCCTTGAACTACGAAACCTGGAATAACTCTATGAAAACTTAAACCATCGTAGAATTTGTCATTAATTAATTTAAGGAAATTTGCAACCGTCTTTGGTGTTTGATTATCATATGTCTCAATAATCATATCACCTTTTTGTGTAGAAATTTTAACTTTACTCATTTTATAGTTTTTTAAAATGATAATAAATTAATATCTACCTGTCAAATAAACGTGAATAGTTTCTGGTATTTTTGTGCAAATCGTTCTTTCACCATTGTCATTTTCACAAGGTATGTTTGGAAGGTTTTTTGCAATTTGTTTTAACTCTCTTGGGGCACCTTTAAGTAATCTTAAGATTTCTTTTTTTGAATATAGTCTTTCACTATCAAATTGTTCATTTATAGTTTTTTCTAAAATTCTATGTTGTCTTTCTGTTATAACGTATTTCATATTAAAATTTTTCATAAACCGCTTTATAGAAATCCAAATCTAATGGCATACCATAATAGTCCCAGTGTATATTAAAAAATGATTTAAGGTCATTAATTATTTCTTTTTTTAGTGTTGTTACATTTGGAGTGCGGTTATGGAAAAAAAACTGTAAAAGAATTGCATTCGTTGAGTAACTTTCATTTCCGTAGTATCTTCCTCTAGTTCCTTCTTCATTAGTTACTTTGAGTTGTACAAGGTTGTCTCCAAGTTTTTTCTCAAAAAATTCAACAATTCTTGGTAATAGTTTTTCAATTTGTTTTTTATTTTTTTTAATTAAAGCAATTCTTCCTTCTCTCGGTAGCGTGTGAAATTCTTTAACCCAATCAGGGGCATCATCACCAATCTGCATTCCCTCCCTCAATATTTTTTTAATTAAGTCTTTCATTTAATATCCATTTTCCTCCGAACAAGTTGTTCTATAAATATCAAAAAGATATTCACTAAACCATTCTTCACACATACCAGTAATTATTTCATTTACCTCGTCAAATTTATCATCTAAAAAAATATCTTCATCAATTGTCATAAATTCATCCACCGCGTAATTTATGATATTATCGGCAAATTCAAACTCATCATTAAAATCATCACATAATGTTGGAAAATTTATTTCTGCATTCGTGATATATTTTTTCATAGACTCTTTGTTAGCTCTTCTCTTCAACCAATTCATGGAGTCTGATTCGGTTATAAAGTCTAATTTTGATTTTTTTTGTATGTCTTTCTTGATTCTGAATTCAATAGCATCTTCCTGTTCTTTCTTACTAAGTTTGATGAAGTTTTCGTCGGTCATAATATAGACCATACGTTTTTGTTCATCGTAATTATAATTAACGTAAATTGATTCCCCCTTACGATTTACAACACTATATTTTACAAGGTGTCCATTAACGTTGAACATCCCTCCTTTAACATTAGTTTCTGTATCTTTAGCATGGCGTTTGAGAGACGCCTTAATTAATTTTTCGTATTGGTCTTCTGAGATTAAAATAGTCATTACAAATAAATACTAACTCATACTATAATTAGCTGGTCGTCTAAATTCTTTAATTCCAATATTTGTATTCAAAAATCCGTTAAAATATCTTCTTAAATGATTACTCATTAACGATGTTATTTCTACCTGTTCTGTATAATTCCAACCACGAGCCATTTCCAAACCTTCTTGATTTAATTCAAACTCAACAATCACATAAAGCGTATCAGACCATTCGCTGTAATTTACAGGAATAACTTTCATATACTCCATCCACCAAAATTTGATAAGAGGGACAAACTTTTCCATAGTATCTTCAAATGAATTATGAGACCAATTTCTACTACTTGACATATTCTAATATTGTTTCAGAATGTGATGGTGAAAATATAATAATAGGTTTATCTTTATTGTTGTTCTCATACATACAGGTTATTAAAGATATTAGGTCAACATATAGTTTTTCCCTAACCTTTTTCTCAATTTTAGGATTCATTAATTCACTGTGATGTGTTGGTGAAACCGTAATGTGAATTTCTAATGGACCATAGTATATTGTACCTGAAACCTTGTAATCAGTCACACCGCCATTAATTGCCCCACCTAATGGTTTTATTCTAACTTCAGTTACATCCAATATCCAAGGATACTTTTTCACTAAAAAATGTTTGAGTGGAAGGTGGTCCAAAACCAATGGGTCTTTCGGTGCAGTGAGGGTTGATGTAATATCAGTTATACATGTAACAAACACCCTTTCCTGAATTAATGATGATGTTGTTGTAGGAAAATCCCTCGGTTGTTTCTTTTTAATTTTATTAACTATATCAGCAACCATCGGTGGCGCTGGTTCCTCAGTAGGTGTTTGAGGTATTGGTGGTGGAGGAGGTAAAAATTGTTGACCTTGATTCCAACGTCTTGCAATCTGTTCGTAGTCAATATCTCTGTGTTCGGCCGCCATATCAGGATACCCGTTAGGTAATAACGGTGGTCTTCCAGTGAGCCTACTTAAAAAATTCAATATATTCATACTACGCAAATATAAAAAAAGTTTTGGAAATAAAAAAACCCTCCACGATGGGAGGGTTCAATTTTTTTTGATTGGTATACTACAATCCTGCTTGTTGTGCCGCAAGTAAAGCGTCCGCGGCAACATTTGCATCTTGAATTGCTAGTAACTCTAAGTTAGCCGCAACTTGTGCGTCTTGAATTGCAAGTAACTCTAAGTTAGCTGCGACTTGTGCATCTTGTATCACCAATAATTCTTCGTCTGTCATAATTGTAAAGTTTATTATAAATAGTTTATTTTTTAGATATCATAACTTAACCAAGCAAATTCATCAAATAAATTTCTACCGTATCTATCCTTTAACCAATACTGAATAATTTGTGCCCAAACACCAGTGTTCACCTCAATTGCCGATGACATTTTCTGATAGTCTTTAAAGAGAATATAAGGTATGTTTTTTCTTACATGAATTCTTCCCTTACCATTATCATCAAAATAACGATTACCGTCTTTTTCGGTGTGTAATGGTCCATAAATGTCATCCAAAACATTTGCTCCCAATTTATTCAACTTGTCTTGGCTTATTTCATATTTCATATTAATAAATATAATGAAAAACCCCACCTTGTGAGTGGGGTTAATATTTTAATGTTCCATTTTTTCAATAAACATTTGATGTGCTCTACCACGTGGTATTTCTCTCCACATAACTCTGTCTCTAACCATTGGTCTTAACCTTTGGAAATCTTCTTTCTTGAAGACAACAATAACTTTATCACCTTTAACCGTTACGCTCAAAGGTTTTGGTTGCATTGGAAAATGTTGGGGTTCAAACTCAGGTCTGTGATGACGATTGAATTCAGGTCTTTGGTGGTCTTTTCTAAATTGAACATAATCAGAAAACTGATTATGTAATACTGGTTTTTCTTGTGAGAACGCTGCGATAGATGTAATCATCAGTAAAGCGGCAAATAATGTTTTTTTCATAATAATTTGTTTATAATAATTATAGTTGATTAAAACGAAAAAATAACCATAGTATACAGGCGGTAATTAATCTATGCGATAGGATAAATCATATCTTATTTTAATCATTTTATAACATAATCAAAAGGAATTAGACCATATATCCGATTCAACCACTTAAACAAAAAACCCCACTTTATGGGTGGGGATTAATACTATCTTGATAATACTTGTGGTCTTTTTGTTAGTTTCAGTGGATTTTGAAAACTTGGTGGTTTTCCGTTTTTCGTTACTCCTGTTAATTTTACAACTTTATCTTCATATCCAAAACCTAAACCAATTATTTTTGTTCCGTCCTCTGTTTTATTTTTATTTCTTAAAATAAAACTAGGGGTTTTTGATGGTGGATTTGGGACTACTTTAATTCTACCTAAGAGGGTAAATTCATCTGGGTCAAAATGTCTAAGTTGTCTCTGAAGTGATGGATGCATTTCTTCCTCCTCTTCTTCTTCGTCATCATTCTCCAATTCTTCTTTAACCAATTTTTTCAATACATCATGATTTTGGTTAATTGTCTTTTGAGTTTTAACTCCTGACTTCTTACTTCTCACGGCTTTTGGCTTTTTAGCCTTAGTACCTTCATTTAAATTATCAAAAGAATTAAATTCCATTTCCAACTCTCTTGCAATATCATTTGCATAATCGTGAAGTTCTTCAAGTTCATCATCAGTTAATTCACCACCTCTTACTGCGGAATCTAATTCATATTCAATTTGAGTTAACATAAAATCTAATTCATCTTCAGTTGTTTCATTGTTAAAGTGATTTGCGATATGGTCTATTGTTCCCATATGTTCCTCAAATGCACTTTCTTCATATGACTGTTCTTGTATAATTTTTCCGACTAAATTCACTAAGTCGGATTCTGTTAATCTAAGTTTTCTTTTCATAATTAATAAATATTACTAACCTTAATAAACATTACCAATTTTGACGTTCTACGTGAACCACAGGTAATCCTGTATGTTTTGTAAACCATCTTTTAAATGTTTCTTGCCATCTTGGGCCAAAATATCCATCAAGTGAATCATACTTTGTACTATCAACAGTAATCAAAGGACATTTATGTTCAGGTAGTGGTGGGTCCAAATTTGGATTGTCACACAATGAATACCACATATGCGCACTCTCTCCCCAACCAAAATCTTCTTCTTCTGTATTAAACATAAAAAACAATTCATAACCACTTTCTATTTCCTTCTCATAATATTTTTTATTTTTCCACCCACCTTGTGGTACAAGATTACTATCAAGATACCTTAGGATTATATCCAATAATTTATTATGTTGGTCTTCTGTTATAATGTATTTCATACTATCTATATCTTCCATTTACGTTTGTGTTAAGTTGGTCAAACACAACATTTATACCAGCAAAATTTTTAATATCTCTTCTTAATTTCATTTTAGTTTTGTGAATAAAGGCCGCTTTGTTAATCGTATCCAAACTATCCCACCAATCACCGTCAACAATAAATGAAGTATGTAATGTAAACTCATCAGGTGCTGTGTGACGAACATCAAAATTAATATCGGATACCTCCTCAGGTTTTATGTGAGGAAATATTTTATTAAGAGTTATTTCTACTTGTTCTTTATCCATATTAATATTCTACCACTAAAACATCAGGACTATATCCCTCGCTTTGAGTGTATTCTCTAATTTTTTTCATTGCATCATTTCTACGTCCCCATCCTGAATCTTTAAAAATAATCTTCAAGGTTGCCTTTCCACCATACGCCTCAAATCTAATTGCATGTATAAGGTTTGGCGCAATTGCTTTTATATCCTTCTTAATTTTTTTATTTAAAACATTTTTAACCCACTCGTCAAGCCCAACAAAATTTAATTTATCGTTAGTCATGTATACCTTTCCATATGTTGGATTACCAAACTCAACACCACAATAACTTTCCAAATATTCTGTCAACTTACGTTGTATATTACTAATATTAATATTTTTATATTTTGGTTGCTTAATCATCGTTGGAAAATCAACGTCAGCTCCTATTGTAATCTCATTAGGTTTATCCTCTTTTAATTTTACTGTAACATAATCAGGAATTTCTATTTGTTTTAAAAAGTGTGATATAACTTTTTGATACTTTTCTGTGAACTTTTCTTCCGCTCTTAGATTTGGTAAAACATATTTTCCTTTTTTTACTAAATCTCTTGCAACTCTTTTTAATCTATAAGGACTATATGTTGCATCATCATCGTAACCATAATACGAATCCTTAACACCAATAGAGTCTTCAAATTCGTTTCCGTATTTGTTCAAAAGAAGAGATAGAGGATATTTTTTGGATTCGTCACCCAATTTTTCTGTTATCCATTGTCTGAAAGTAATGAGAAATGCTTCAAGATAATCTTCATCAGCATAATCATTGATTGCTTCTTTAACAATAGAAACAATTTTTTGGATTCTTTCTTCAGTAAGTGTTAACGTTTTTTTCATCTAATATAAATACCAATGAAAATAAAAAACCCCTCACAAAGGAGGGGTTAAGTATTATTCACTACCACCAATATCATAATATTCATCATGTTGTAATTTCTTTCCTAATATCTTCCAAACTTTTTGGATTGGTGAACCTAACAAATCGTCCCACATTCCTATTACATAAGTGTGCTCAGAATCTCTTCTTTCTCTTATTTCAAATATAAGTTCATCAGACTGGTCAATCCTTTCTTCATCCGTAACCATATAGTCAATCTCATTGATTGTGATATTTTTTTCCATATAACAAACATAACAAATTAAATTTAATAATCAAAATAAATCACACACAAAAAAACCCCACCTTGTGAGATGGGGTTAATAATTTTAAGGGGGAATATTTTAATTAAAAAATCCTTCTGTTTGAGGGAATCCACCTTGAATGTGCCATATTGCTGGGTCTGATTCACTTGTATACTTTACAAGATAATATCCGTCAGCAACAGGAGAATCTAATGCCTCGTCGTTAAATACTTGTTGAGATGTAGTTAAACATGCCCAACAACTATTTGTTACCTCAACACAAGGTGCACAATTTCCTAAATCTTCAGCATAAACTGTAATTGATGGTACTTGACCTTCAAGACCTAATAATGTACTTGAATATGCTACTGTAAAATTTAATGTTGCCATATTTTTTGTTTTTTATATAAATATCATTATTATCTGATAATTTCAGGTTTATTCTATAATTGGATATATGTTAAGTACCATACCATCATAATGTTTAGTGAACCATTTTTCCAAAAGTTTTTCTAATTCCTTATGATTCAAATTGAATAACGACATCATTTTAGTGTATAGATTTTCTTCAACGCCTAACCCATAATCAAAATAAGTAAAAATTGTTTCTCCACTATCATCGGCAAGTTCAAAGTCATCTTCTCTGGCATTTATATGGTCAAGAGGAAATTTTCTAAGTCTTCCAATACTATCTTCAAGATACTTGTCAACTATATCAACCAATCTATTTTCTGTTATAATATATTTCATTTACTCTACTTTAACAACTTGAACTCCAAATTTATATTCAAAATACTTTCCGATAAAGTCTAATGTTTCATTTTCACCTTTACCAAATAAATCTACTAATGTATCAAAAAGTTCTTGTCTAACCCATAATCTACCATCTTCACCGTCATATTCCATATCAACATCATTTTCTTCTTCTCCGTAAGGGTCTTCAAGCACAATAAACCTGTCAAATTCAATTAATTTTCTTGAGCCTACCCAAGTATTCAAATAATCGGTCATTAACATATCTAATTTACTTTCCGTTATTATGTATTTCATAGTTAAAGTGTTATATGGTCAGCATCTTGGCTAAATTCTTTATTAAACCAATCAAGAATAAATGACATCTTTTCTTCTCCAAAATAATCCTCCAATTTATGAAATAATTCACGATTAAGTCGTAACTCATTTGTCCAAACATAATACTTGGCAAAAGTTTTTCCTGGATTATCTGCGGAATAATATTCTAAAAACGTATCGTCTCCTCCGCTGTAAGTTGCAATACTAGTATCACGATAATTAAACTTAGGACAAACTTGTTTAACCATTTTGTCAACCAACCCTAACATTCTATTTTCTGTTATAATGTATTTCATTAATTAATTATTTTCTTCTTCATCATCGTAATAGGTATCACTACTTGGCATCCATTCAAAATCATCCATGGTTAAATTTTTATCATACTTTTGGTTAAACCAATCAATTATTGCTCCGATGGATTTTTTTGAGGATATTGAAAATAATTCGCTAATTTTTGTAACCAAATCATCACTAATATATATCACATTAAATTCATGGTCAGAAACTCTACTTGACTGTTGAATTCTAAATTTCATTACATCTTTACCGTATTGTCCATCGGCAACATTAAACTCACCGTCACCAATATCCCACGTATGCCAATCTTGTGAATCCAAATAAAGGAACACCAATTTATTAATTTGTGATTCTGTAATAATGTATTTCATTAACTATAAATATAAGTGGATTACTCCCAAATTCCTTCAGATACTATGGATGGTCGGTCATTTCTATCAATCATAACCCATTCTGCTTTCACAAGACCCCACTCACTGAAACAACCCATCACTTGTTCAAGAGCAAACTCTTTACAACTATAAATGTCAAACTGAACCATAGGTAATTCCAAAGTATCCCATATGTGAACTGACGCGTGAGACGTAGCCAAAGTAACCGTGCCTGTAAGACCCTCATTTCCTAAATCTGAGATATAAACACTTGTTGGTCCTGCAACGACTTTCATCCCAACAGTCTCAACTAAATTTGTAAACCAATCATTCAATAACCCTTCTTTCTTAGGAGGATTTGTAACCCAACACTTAACTAGCAGATGTTGGTGGTATGGAGTGAATTTTTCCATTAAAAATTTGTATTTTTTTAATAAATACTAACAATTTTAAAATAAAAAACCCACCTTTGTGGGGGTGAGTGTCTCATTAATAATATCCGTATTGAACACGGTCTATGGGAAGACCCGAATGTTGATTGAACCATTTAAGAAATACTGGTTTCCA